TTGGGCAAGAAACATCATCCGCACGGATTGGTATGAGGACTATTGGCGGATTTACGATCAGGAGCACGGGGGAACAACGAAGATTCGCCCAGACGCCGACAAGGCACTAAACTACGAGAACACTCGCGGCGGTTGGCGAATGAGCGTGGTAGTTGGTGGCGGTTTCGCTTCGCACCCGAACTTCATCATCATCGACGATCCGTATAACCCGAAAGAGGCAGCAAGCGAGCGCGAACGGCGACAGGTCGAGAACTGGTATTTCGAGACGATCATCACGCGAGGGGCTGCGCTGAACGCCGGGCACTTGATTAACCAGCAACGGTTGCACCCGGAGGACTTGCCTGGGCTGGTCAAGAACTTTCCGGACTACACGTTCCTCGTCCTGCCGATGGAATACGACCCGAAGATCGTCATGCAGATGCCTGGAACGACGCCTGATCCACGCAAAGAGCTGGGCGAGCTGATTTGCCCAGATATGATCAGCAAGGAAGAGCTGGAAGCGCTGCGACGGATGCCGGCCCACACTTACGCCGGCCAATTCCAGCAGCAGCCACGGGCGTCTGGCGGCGAGATGTTCAAGAGGGAGTGGTTCACGGACAACATTGTCGACAAGTTGCCGCCCGTCGAGAAGATCGTCGCGTCCTGCCGGTTCTGGGACAAGGCATACTCTGACACGAGCCGGTCCGATTATACGTGCGGCGTTCTGATGCTTTACGATGGCGAGTATTATTACGTGGCGGACGTTGTTCGCTTTCGCGCAAAGCCACACGATCGGGACGCTAGGATCAGGCAGGTGGCGGAAAACGACGCTTCCCACTGGCCACGATATGTGGTCGCAATGGAAGAAGAGTCTGGGGCTGGTAAGCAGTCGGCTGAGATGAGTGTTCGGTCGCTGGCAGGCTTCAGGGTTCGCTTGCGTAAACCGCCAGAAGGCAAGCCAAAGCCGGGAGAAGAGGACCCACGTGTTTGGGAGTCTTATATCATCCAGCTAGGCATGGGCAACATCAAATTCCTTCGCGCGTCATGGAACGATATACTGATTAAAGAGGCGATCGACGCGCCTGGCGGGACGCACGACGACACGATTGACGCAACGGCAGGAGCGTTTCGCGAGCTGGCAATACACAGCCAGAGGCGCCGCGTGACGCGACCGCTATTGCTTCTGAATTCAAAAGAACGTAACCTATTAAAGCGACAAGAGAAAGAGCGTCAGCGAGCCGTTCCTGTTGACCCGATTAAGGAGGCTCTTGAGGACGTGGCGACGATAAACGACATGTCCGGGCGCTGGGTGGACAAATACTGGTAGCCGCACGATTCCATAAACTCTAGCAGGATCGCATGTCACGGATAGCACGCTGGTGGCAGAAATTTCGGGCGGTGCGAGCGAAAAACAGGTATGAGCGGCTTAAGTCTCGCGTCACCAACTTGCGGGATCGGGTTGTCCGGGACTTGGAGCGCGAGCTGGAAGAGACTCGCGTGGCCCTGAAAGAAGCCTTGATCGACAACCGGATGCTGAAGCGCGTGATTGAGCAGCAAGAGTACGTCATCAATCGCGACCGGCATCGCGTCATGCAAGAGATTCGTGATTTGGGCGGAACGCCTGACACTCAACCTGCGGAATCTGACGGAACATGACATTTTCCTTTGCGAGCGGTTCAGTCCTCGACTTTCTGGATGAGGTCGAGAGCCAAGTACGCCAGCGTGCTGACAGTATCCGCTTGGAGCAGGAAGCTAGACGCCTGCCCCAGTCGCCGCTGGAGCTCTCTTCGCGATACCAGATTCCCCGTTCGGAGGTCTTTGAAGGTCGCGGGCGCGGCGGGTTTTCGATTACCGAGACCCGCAATCAATACAAGCACTTTCAGGGTGAAGTCTATGCCACCATTCGCGTGATCGCCCACCGCATCTCCGCTCAGCCCTTTTACGTAGCACGCCGCACGAATGACGAAGAACGCTCGTTGGCAAGGCGCATTCAGCAAGGGCTGTTCGAGAAGCGGGCGCTGCCGGGCTGGGTGTCTCGCTGGGTTGACTTGCAGAACTACGAGGTTCTGGATTCGCATCCGCTGATCAACTTGCTGGAAGTCCCGAATGACTGGATGGTCCATCAGAACATGATGGACTTCACACTGGCGAATCTGCTGGTAACTGGTCGCAGCTTTTGGGTGCTCAGCCAATCAGCAAGTGACGAGCGAGCTTATGACATCGTGCCTGTCCCGACGACGTGGGTGCAGCCAGTCCACACGCCCAAGCCGTTTTCGGCGTGGCAGATCAAGCCGCCCAGCCGGACTGATGATCAAGGATTGATTGTTGATCGCCGATTCGTGCTCCACTTCTACCTGCCCGATCCGTCTACGCCGTTCGGGGCCGTGAGCCCGCTGAACATGCTGGCCCGCGCGATCCTCAACTCGGAAGCGATCGCCGAGGCGCAGCACAGCGCCTTTCGCAACGAGGGAATGCCGAGCGTGGCGTTGCTGGCTGGTGATGAAGCAGACGCGGTAGCTTCCGGCGCCGGGGCTGGCCCTGTCGCCCTGACGCCAGAACAGCGGCAGGAAATCATCGACTGGTTCCGACAGGAATATGCCGGTCCAGTGCGTCAAGGCCTTCCGATTGTCCTCGACGCAATCATCAAGGACATCAAAATCCTGTCGCGAAACCCGAAGGAGATGGCGTTTTTGGAGTCGTCCGGTGTCACCAAGGAGCAGATTTTCAGCGGGTTCGGCGTGCCACAAGTCGCGGCAGGAATCTTCGAGAACGTGACGCGAGACGCGGCTGCTGTCGCCGACCGGCACCTTTGCCAGAACGTGCTGAACCCGATCATCAGGATGCTCTCGCAGACAATGCAGCGGGTCCTGGTGCCGCTCTTCTCGCGTCGAAGCGAAGACCTGATTTTGTGGATCGAGGAAGCCTATCCCGCAGATCAAGAACTGGAGCTCGAAAAGTGGCAGCGAGCGGCTGCGTATTTCGCCCCGACGCTCAACGAATGGCGCCGTTTCATCGGTTTGCCCCCTCTGCCTGGTGGAAACGTGATCGTTGTCCCGCAACGGGCGCGACTTGTCGATATCACCAGCGAAACGCCGCGCGAGGTGCTTGGTATTGGCGACCGCGAAGCCAACTTGCGCGACGCTGGTACCCCCGATTCGCCTGAAGAGGACATGAAGTTATTGCTACCGACGAATGGCAATGGGAAACCAGAAGTGGGTTTTCCCCTTGCAAGACGATAGGACAAAAACGTACATTTGTGGCGCAAGTTGTTGTAGTATCACGACTTGCGTAGACGGAGAAGACGAATGGACGTACCAAAGACGCTGGACGAACTGATTGAGACCGTGAAGCAGCGGCGTAGCCGATCGGTCTATGGCATCAAGACTGCCGACCGATACTTGAGCGAGATCAACGCCTGCTTGAATCGGCGTGGCCCGTGCCCGTTGCGCACGTTTGGCGACAACGCGCCGGAACAGTGGGCGGACATGCTGAAAGAAGCGGAGCACAAGCTGGTTTACGCTGCCCGCGGCGCTGGCATTGACCGGAAGTCGATCGTCAAGAACGGTGACGAAGACGATGAGGATCGCGGTCCCGTCTTGATGACGTTTGAGGCGATTGTGACCTCTGCCCGCAAAGACCGCGACGGCGATGTGCTCGACACTCGCGGAGCTCGCGTCGATCCCAACATGCCGCTGCTTTGGCAGCACATTACGATCCAGCCGATCGGGAAGTACGTTCGAACCGTCTTGCACACTGACGAGCTTCTGAAAGCGCGGTTCGAGCTGGCTGATTTGCCGCTTGGGAACGACGCCGCCGTGCTGATCGAGATGGGCGCCTTGCGTATCTCGCACGGGTTCATCCCCGACATGGACGAGATGCAGCCGATGGAACGTGGAGGGTTTTACTTCGGCGCCTTTGACATCTACGAAGCATCGCTGGTGAGCGTTCCGTCGAATATAGACGCGGTTATCACAGCCTACAGCCGAAAGCAGCTTAAGACGGGCGTCTTCCGCCGATGGGCCAAGAGGTATTACGACAAGCGCAAGAAGGTGTTTGCTAAAACGCAGAGCAAAAAACAACGGTTAGCAAAAGACTCGGCAAAAGAAAATGGTAAAGCAGAAGATTTAGCGACGAAGGAGGCGCTAAAAAAGGCAAGAAAACGCGCTTTGGAGATTTTGCACGAGGCGGAATCGCGTCGAAAGCCTTGCGAGAAGTGTAAGAAGCAAAAAATGTTTTTGCCGATGGTTGCTGGCGTTGAAGGCTCGTGGGAATGGACGACTGCTCACCTGCAAGCGGGACTGCACGAATACATGGAAGAGGCTGGCGTCCTTCCTGAAGACGGATGGTGCGAGCTGATTGCGACTTGGAACAACAGAGCATTGGTCGCCACCATTGGACCAGATCGCCCGTGGCTGGAAGACGAGGTTTATCGTTGTCGATGGGCATACGATGAAGAGACGAATTCACCGCGATGGGTCGGCGAGCCGACGCTTGCTGAGATTGCCGTAACGGTTCGGGAGCGTGCCATTGAGCTCGCCAGCCGTCGCGGTTTCTACAAAGGCTACTTGCGACGCGCCCGGACTCCATCATTCAACGGCATCGAGGAGACGCCTTGGTCGAAGCCCACGCTGTCCGACTATCGCGCGGGGCTGGACCTGCCTGATGGTGCCAACTGGGAAGACTTGACGAAAGCCCAGAAGCAGCGGATTGTTTCGCACACATTGATCGGTGACGCGAATGCTGAGACGTTCGCAGAAGCCAACGCCTTTCCAGTTGTCAACCCGCGAACGGGCAAGCTGAACGCGAACGCCTTGCGGAACGCGATTGCGAGGGCGCCGCAAGCAAACATTCCAGAGGAGACAGCTACCAGCATCCAGACGGTTGCTCGTCGGTTGCTGGATCAAAACTTCCGCGAAGAGCGGAGCTATGACGTTTTGGAGAAAGACCTGTACTTCGCCGCGATGCGGGAATCGTGGCGTAAAGTTGCACGCACGTCCGACAACCTGTCCTTGCTCGCGGATGCCTTGGAGCGTGATGCTGAGCGGAAAGAGTTGGAACGTGTCTTGTTTGAGTGAACACAAAGAGAACACAGGAAAGGGAATCTCGAATGAACGAAAAAGTCAAGCAGTACCTTGTCGAGCAAGGTTGGGTGAAGGCGGATGCGTCCGACGACGAATTTCGTCAGACATTGGCGGACAAGCTTGCGTCTGGCGACATGACGCCAGACAAGTTCGCCGAGCTGTCGAAGTCTGACGAGCCGTCGAAGGCTGAGCAGTTGCTGAAGGGGCTGGCGGAAGACATCAAGAAGGGTGTCGCCGATGCCATCTCGTCCGCGCTGCAAAGTCAGCAACCGGAACCGAAGTCCGATCCTGAGCCAAAGGCGCAGGCTCCCGACATCGACGAGTTGCGCAAGCAAATCCTTGAGGACGTTACGAAGAAGGTCAAGGCGGAGCTGGCTACCAGCACCGAGCCGCAGGCTCCTGATATGTACGACGTGATGAAGGGGCTGGACGAGTCCAACGACAACCCCACCTTCATTCGCGTCAAGAGCCGGATCGAGAACTACGATCATCGTCCGACGGCTGCCCTGTATAAGTCTGGTCCAAAGAAGGGTCAGCCGATTCAGTACATGGGCAAGAGCCTGAACCAGCCGACTCCACGTCGGAACAAGATGGTCGCCGTCTGGACCAAGTGGCAAGCCCTCCAGATGGGCCTCGTCAGCAAGCCCCTGTCTGACGAAGAGAAGGACATCCTGATGTGGATTCTCCACAAGGAGCCCTTCTACGCCGACCCTGATCGTGTCGAACCGCGTCCGCTCAAGGAAGCGGAACGACATTCGCTCTGGACCAAGGGCATCGACCGATGGCGGAAGGCCCTCAAGGCCCCGCTGATTGATGACTCGATTTCCGGCGGTCAGGAAGCGGTCCCTGAATTCTTCGACGAAGAGGTCATCATCACGCCTGTTCTGGAAGGCGAGGTTGCCCCGCTGGTCAACATGCGGGACATGCCGCGTGGCTCGTCCGTGCAGGGCTGGGCGATCGGGAACGTGACGTTTTCCGCAGCCACCGAGGGTTCGGCTGTGTCGCTTTTCGACGCAACGGGATTCATCTCCGACTACAGCCCGTCTGTGTATCGAGCCGCTGGTTTCATTCAAGTCGGTCGCAACTTCCTTGAGGATGCTGTCCCGACTGTGGCTGACGAGATTCGCGCCAGCTACACGCGGAAGCACAACGAATGGCTGGATCGTGTCATCGTGGCTGGCAATGGGACCAACGAGCCGCAGGGCATCACCAATGCCTCCGGGACGGTGGACATCACCGCCCAAAACGCAACGACTGGTCCTGTCCACATCCTTGACGCGATCAACTTGCTGTTTGGCGTGACGGCTGCCTATCGGCGGGCTTATCCGCGTCAGAATCTGGCTTATGCCATGACCGAGACGACCTACAAGCGATTCCGGTCGATTCAGGTCAACAGCTCGTCCGATCAGCGACTTGTCTTCGGCAATGAAGGGCTGACCAACAGCTTGCTGTTCGACTTCAAAGTCGCGTTGGAAGAGCAGGGGCTGAACAACAGCGACGCCATCTTTGCTCAGTTCTACGCCTACCGTCTGTATCGTCGGCAGGGCTTGCGACTGATCTACGAAGATCGCGGCAGCACTCTGGTCCGGTCGAACACTGTCTTGATTGGTGCCGACATGCGATATGCGGGTCAGATCGAGAAGGGCGCCTATGCGGCTGTCTGCGACAGCCTGCTTTCGTAACCGATAACTGACAACCCGTTTACCGGATAGCGCTGGGCGAGTCGAAAGGCTCCCCAGCGCCCTTTCCCCTTTTACGTTTCGGCGAACTCGATTTTGGAGGACTCAAATGGCTTGGGACATCGCTTTAGATGTTCGCGTCAAGCGGAACAGAAACCTTTTCTTTGCCCCTGCTGGTGGCGTTCTTGCTACCGAGCTGCGAAGCGACGAGCTGCGTGGTGCCAGCGGCAAGCACTTGACTGCTGTTGGCGGGTTCATCCCCGGTCACCGGATTGAGATCGACACGAGGAACAAAAGGGTCCGCGTCGTCGATCGCCTGAAGCTCAAGGAGCACTCAGAGCTTCTGGAGCGAATCCGGGAGCATATGCGAAACTCGGATGACTTCATGCGCAAAGACCTCGCGCCAGACTTCCAGCGCGAAGGGTGTGTGCGCGAGTTTGAGCGCAAGCTGACCGGGCAGCCACCGAACAATCTGGCGACGTGGCTTTATCACTGCCGGCGTGAAGTTGAAGCCGGCAAGCTGCACGTTGTTCGCGGCGAGCTGCCTAGCTATGAGGAAATCCAGAAGAGTGCCGATGGAGACATCTATCTTGGCGACCGGGCCGGGCTGACGGCAATTAACAACGACCCAGATTTCGACAAGATCAAGGTGGAGCCAAAGCTTCAGAAGAGGAATGCCTAAGACGGGAGGAATCACGTGCCAGACGAACTGAAGGAAAACTCGCCAGCAGCTTTCGGAGATGAACAGGTTCAGCAAGACGCTGGCAGTGTCAGCAAGACGGAAGCGGACGAGACTAGCGTAGATGAAGCTTACGCAGCAGCAGTCGATCAGGTTGTCAGCGACCCGACGGCTGCCAGTCTGCCAGCATCGGCTGAAGACGACATCTATATCGAGTTTGTTCCTAACGTCAAAGGCGACGTAGCGACGACCGAAGACGCACACGAGCCGCCCCATGAGCCCGAGCCAGAGCCTGCCCCGCTGACAGCAGACGTTGTGCGACCTGATCCCACCAACGTGAAGGGGCTGGAGAAGGTGGTTGCTGAGTGCCCGGATGGCGGAACAGTCGTCGTGCGTGACAGCAAGCTTGCAGAGGAAGCGGCGCTGATCGCCGCACGAACTGGCAAGCGCGCTATCATCAAAGTGCGACCGCAACTGAAAGTGGACGCCATTTGGCGGTTTACAACTCCAGCGCGGTAACGAGATGAATGTTTGCATCGTCCGATCCGAGACAACGCGATGGCCGAAAATGAAATGGCTTGCTGACGCCTTCAGGGCGGCTCAGCACGACGTTCGAGAAATCTCGCGTCCTCACGAACTGGATGATGCCGACAAGTGGGCCGACGTTTGCCTGTTCCAACAGCGCAGCGTAATCCGCTATCCAAATCTGCGACTTATCGCTGATCGGCGGCGAAGCATCTGGATTCAGTTGTGGTTTGATCTGCTGCAAGTCGAGCGCGGCGTTCCTCTTTCCGAGCAACCAGACATCAAGAAGCACCGCAACTTGATGCGGTTGATGGACTGCGTTTGCGTCAAGGAATCTCTTCCGCTAGACGCCTACCAGCAGCTTCGTCTGAATACCGTGTTTTTGGACCAAGGCATCCCAGAGCGGGTAATCATTATTAAAGGCGACCTTAACAATAAATCCGTTATTAAAGGTTGCCATGAACACAGCATCGCGTCGGTCCCTCCATCCTCCTGTCGCTGGGACGTAGTAGTGTGGGGGCAGGGAGCCCCCCGCTACTCCCAGCGTTTCAAGGACGCCAAAGCGCTAGTCGACGCAGGGTTCAAAGTTGGCTGGATCGGCCCACACGGGCAGACACCAGATGGAGTCGAGTGCATCGACTGGTCGCCACCAGACGAGCTCCCATTGATGGCATATTACAACGCTCGCGTCGTCTTGTCTGTCGGCTATCGCAATGACGTGGAGGGTTATCATAGCGACAGCCTCCTTCTTGGGCTTGCAAGTGGGCGCCCAGTAGTCAAAAGAAGCGAAACTGCATTTGCCACAGCGCCTTATATTGGCTACAAGACGCATGACGAGCTAATCAGGATCGTCCGCTGGCTGTGCAACAACCCGGAGAAAAGCGAAGACCTTGGAAAGAAGGCATGCCGATGGCTACGCGAACACAAGACGTTGAAACAGACGGTCAAAAGTCTGGAAGCCCTGATTGCCCGTATTGTAAAGGCAAGGGATTCTTGGCTGTCACAACAAAACGAGGAAAGTCCGTTCGGCGAGAGTGCGTTTGCAAGCGCGCCGGCTTAGCCGAGCGAATTATCAAAAAGTGAGCTGACCCATGGCACTTGCCACGATCATCAGCGACAACGAGCTGGACAATGTGTTCAACTCTCCGGGAACGGCGGACATGAACCTATTGCGCCTGATCCGCGACAACGTGGAACAGATGGTGCGGGCTTACGTCCGCCACGACATCACGCAACCATCCAGTGACTATGTGGAATACTACCCGCGTCGCACGATGGTTAACCCTGTTGGCGGCGAATGGGATGAGTGGTTCGACATTGCTGGAAGCAGCGTTACGTCGAACAAGGCCCGTGCACCCAGCAGCATTATTGTCCTCCGCCAGAAGTACGTGAGGACGATCACAGATGTCTGGGAGGATTTGTCGGCTAACTACGGGAAGGGAAGCGGAGACTTTGATTCGACCACCAAGCTGACAGAAGGCACGGATTACGTCCTTGATCTTGTCCGGGACGACTACTGTGACACAGGACGATTGATCCGCATCAACCGCTCGTGGCCGTCGACGCCCGGAACGGTCAAGGTGCAATACATGGCTGGCTTGACGCAGACTGAGCTCAACGACGAGTTCCAGTTCGTCAAGATGGCCATCCTGGACGAGATCGACTTGCGTTACAGGTATCGCAAGGGGTTTCGCGATCGTGCTGGTCCGGGAGCTGGACCGTTGGAATCGTTCTCCATCAGCGGCGATTTTACAGAGAGGTACGACACAACTCTTGTAAACGCGATGATGCTCGGAACGTTGCTGCCGGGAACCAAGAAGAAGCTGCAACCGATCCGGCATCGGATTGTGGCGCTGTAATCGCCAATTTTGGACGCAATTTGCGATTGGACATGCCAAATCCACTCCAAGAAACAACCCTGACGATCAAGCGGATAGACACCAGCGCATCCGTCAACGCGCTCGGCGAGCTGGAAGACACGAGCTCGAAGTACACAACCGCAAATCGCGGGAGCCTGACGACGAGCGTAAAGGCTCGTGCAACCTTGATGACTGCGGAGCAGCAGATTGCCTATGGCGTGGAAACCAGCAAGCTTGGCTGGATTTTTCGATCAAAGACAGACATGGAATGCGACACGCAAGACTTAATCGAGTTCACGGACGACGATGGGACCAGCCACTCTGTCCGCGTGACCGTCAAGACACACAAGAAGAGCCCGGCAAGTGATGTCTACCGGACAATCGGAGAAGAAGACGCTGCACGATCTGCGTGACGTGCGGTTCAGTGACGTTGAATCGTTTTTCAACGAGCTGGCGTTTGCCGTTGAGGCGTCAGAAGACGATCGTCCCGATTGCGTCAGGATGGACATCGAGACCGACGATACGATGGACGGTATGGTGCGTTACGGCGTGCGAGCTGGGTTCACGCAACAAGGATTCCTTCGCGAGCTATTCCTAGACTGTGGCGCGGATTATCAAGGTTGCGGGGAAGAAGCGAAACATCGAGCAGAGCAAGTCGCCAAGCGGATTGCCGAGTTCGTTGCTAGCTTGGGTGTCCGTGTAGCGGGTGGCACATACAGGTCGAGCTGGTCATGAGTCGCGTTCAGTGGCATTCTGAAGGTCTGAGGCAAGTATATCAGCTTCTCGACACGAAGCTGGGGCATATTGCTAAGCGCATCGCGCATTACGCGAGTGTCTATACAAGACCAGTTGGCGCCGTTCCGCCGCGATTTGGGGGGCTCCCGGCTCGCGGTCGCACTGGCGAGTTGTCGGCCAGCTACGAAGCGTACCCCCTGCCTGCTCCGCTTCACTGGCGGGTCTCGACCGACAGTAAGCACGCGCTGTGGACCGAACTTGGGACTGGAGTATACCACACAGTTCCCGCTCAATCCGAAGACTTCGAGCTGTCGCCAGACTACAACCCAGTGATTCGCCCCGTACACGCCTCCTATCTTCGCGTGACATTCTGGGACGGAACGATCCGGCTGCTGCCTTACGTGTATGGTCAACCGCCACGACCGACGCTGCGGCATGCGACAACCAGAGCTGCCAGAGACATTGCACGGATCATGAGTACAGGCGAACGCAAGGCGTTCTGATCCATGAGCATTGAAATCCCCAAGGCAATCGTGGCTCGTTGGAATGCAGCAGGCTTAAACACAAGCCTTGGCGCTCTGCATCCTGGAAGCTCGGCGCTGTCCGACTCGGTTCGTTTTGCCCAGTCTTCGGCTGAGCAACCGCGTTCCGTGTTTGGCGGCTTGCCGGAATCAACGCTGCCGCGTTACGAATACATCGTCGACTTTAGCGATCTTCACACGGAAGCCAGCCACGCTCGCGTTCAAATCGTGCCCGTGCGTTTTCTCGCATGGACTCAAACCGCTATTAAAGCGTGGCAGGATATTGATACAATACAATCGAACTTTGTTGACGCCGAGTTGGCGTCTACGAGCCCGCTTAGTATCGACTCGACGGTCGGGTATATCCTGGCCGTCCGATACGACACCAAGACTGCCATTCGCGTGGACAGGGCTGTTTGGATGGGCGTGCTACAAGTACAGGTCGAGTGGTTAGAAAAGAAAGTAACCCCGTCTTAACTGAAAGGAACAGCCCAATATGGCAACACCTAATGGCATTTCCGGGAAAGCGGGCCGCGTTTTAGTCGGCTCGTGTAACGTTGTCGATCTGACGGCGTGGGACTTGAATTACGGGGCTGACCCGCAGACCTACTTCCCTGCGTCGGCCAACGGCGCACAGGCTGCGGTAGCTGGCCCGGAGGGTGGAACTGGTACCTTTACGTTTGCGATTGATACCAGCAACCCGCCCTCTGCGACGTTCCAGACCGGCGACACGGTGACGTTGGAGTTGCGACACGACACAACGGGAACGTTGGTCGCAACAGGGACGGCGGTGATTGGACGGATTCGGATCGGCGCCGATCTGTCTGGTCCCGTCCAGACCTGCACTGTTGAGTTCACCACGGCCGACAAGTGGAATATGCCGTAATGTAGGCATATCGTAACTAACAGATGGCGAACTTTTAGGCTGGAGAGACGAAAAACATGGACGGAAGTTCGAGAGCGTTTGGTGTTGGCCCGGAAATCGAGCTTTGTGGCGAGAAGTTTCGGGTCCACGCAATGACGATCGAGTGCTACGCTGAGGTAGAAGCGTACATCCGACAGCAGCGTGGCGATCCTGCGGCTATGTTGGCTGGGCGAGCTAAAGAGTTCGCCCAGTTCAACATGGCACCCGTCTACGA